TGTAATTGGCTACCAATTTCAGGTTTCTCACCGACCACTCGTAAATGTTGTTGGCTCGCCCCCATGCGTAACGTCCGCCGCGTATGTCCCACAATGCCGGAGTGTGCGTAATTCCCAACAGCAGATCGGATTCCTTCGCGCTCCAAAGAATGTTAGTCACTGCTCGCTTGCGCCGCATGATGTTGACCGCCAGTTGCGCGGAATCCTCCGACTGCTCACCGACAATCGTGATGTCAAGGATGTTCTGCTCATTGATTCCCGATCCATCTTCGGATTCAACGTTATCCTCTTCATCCGGCTCGACCACTATCACTGGCAAAGTGGGATTAGGCTTGTGTGCTTTCAAATACTCTGCCGGAGTCGCCAACTGCGTACTGCCCGTCTCCGTCGCTATCAACGCCAACTCTGCGGGCATGTCCCGCTCAAGTATCCTGAGAACGTTGGTCTGAAGCGTCTCAATGCCCTTGTAGTTATATTTTCGTGCGTAGACATAAGGCATTAGTCAAAGTCGCTCTCGGAAGTCTGCGTGAAACCCACATCTCTTGTGTGCCTTGCGGCCTGCCTCCTGATGGTGCGTTGCATCTTCTGTCGATCTTCCGCTCTCATCTCCCTTCGGATGGGTGGTCGCGCCGGACGCTTCTTATAGGGCTTCATGTGAAATCGCGCATAAGGAACCCTTGTACCCATTAACAATTCTGTTGGACTTGTCTGATACAGAACCGCATTAGGGTCGCCCTTCTTGGTTAGCGAGTTGTAAAGAGCGTCCGTGTTTCTCAGAACGGAGATGGTTGCGAACGAGCCGAAACTTGAATTCTTAGTTTTGTTGGCAATAGTTTCATCTGCTAACTCCGGCCAATCCCCGTGGCCTCTTGATTGAAATTCATCCGCCTCAATTTCAAGAAAGTCTTTGTAAAGGGCTTCCCCTAATTCAAACTCAACAAAAGGGGCAGCCGACTTCTTAGCAAGCTTCGCTAAGGCTTGATCTAACTGTTTGTCGCCTATTACTTCGACTTCAAACATCACCACGCCGCAATAGTCGGGGCTGCACCTGACTGGCTATTAACCACTCTGGTTTCATCATCAGGGCTGATAACTTCCGCCAGTTCTTTCTCGGCGTCTGCCCACAACTCATCCGCTCTCTTGCTAAGGTTCACGGGGTTCTGCTCGTATTGACCACTTGATGCCCCAAAGGATACGAACCTGATTGTTCTCGCTAAGATTGAAGCAGTGAAATAGGCAGCCGCATTGTTCAAATGCTCAAGGTCATCGCCCGTGGCAGACGCCCAATCTTCGTAGCGATCCTTGACCTCTTCGATACCACGCTTCTCATCGCCAATCTCAACATCGGTCAAATCACTCTCACTCAGCCGGGATATGATTGAGCGCCTGACTTGATCCGGGTCTACTGTAATTTCTGAAGCAGGCATTAACGTATTGCCCCTAATGAATAGGCATGATAAGCGCGGCAAAGATGATTAGCCTGCTTATCATGCCAACATCACTTCTTTGCCTCTTTCTTGGCAGTAGATTTCCATGTACCCTTGATGTCGCCAGCCTCAACCCACGCCTTCAGTTGTTCGTCCGTGGCTACGGAAGCGAGTTCGTCCTCCATGCCAGACACGTAGGTTGTCCGCGACGCGCCTTTCTTATCACCCTTCTCTGCGTGAAAGGTGATGCCGTGCAGTATCTCTCTATCATCCTTTGGCATTTGTTTGCTCCTTTAAGCGACGCCGGTATTCTTGACGAACACGCGTTGTTCGTTTGGAATGGTAAAGGGGTTGCACTGGACTTCAACCTTCAACTCTTTACCCGTTTGAGCTTCGTCGTAGAACACGGTCATACCGCGCTCATCAATCCCCGCGTTAGGTAAAGAGGCAACCAAGTCCATCGCCCTTTCCACCGGAGCAAAGGCCGTGCGACCCACGCGACCATCCTGCGGAACTGCGGCCACGCGACCAGCTGGCCACACATTTGTTGACGCAGTAACCACGCCCCCATCAGTGAAGTCATCTACAGTGTCGTCAAACAGAAAGAAGGTGAAGGGGCGTCCGATGTCTTTACTGACACGCTCCGGCAAATCCCCCCTAGTCATCGGTTCCCCGCTGGGCAGGTCGGGCGCGTCCTCTTGAATGACACGCAGAAGTGAGAGGCGCATCACAGTGCCTTGAATCGGACCGACGTAATCCACTGCATCCTCAAGCCACGCGATGAACTCCGCATAGGCGTCAACCGACGGATCATCCCAAGCAGTCGCCGCAGTTGTAATACGTGCGGAGTCGAACTGGAAAGATACCGTGTGCGATTCGTTGGTCTGCGGGTTTCTGACCGTTACAATCCCCAAAGCCCACGCAGACATCGCGTCAACTTCGATCCTGCGGTAGTTGGCTTCTGTAATCTGCGTAACCTTCTTAGGGATTGTGAGGCCGATGATCTGATCCAGCGTCGCGCCGTTGACGCCCCGCGTCCTCTCGCGCATCTTCTGAATCTCGTATTCACCCCACTTGTAGTAGCCTTCAACTGGGATGATTGACAGGTCGCGCAGGTCGGGTGTCATGTCGGGAATTAACCGACCAGGGGAGTTCCACTGGCGGCGTCCTGAGACAGGGCGAAAATCAAGCGTTGTGATTTCGCGCAAGTCAACAGAGTCAACATCCTCGCGGGGAAAGAAAGCGTCCCACTTGAGCATGCCCTGATCGTTGGGGCTGATGGTTTGTGCCAGCACCGTCAGAGCTTCGGGCGACAACTCTTCGACTACGGGTATTAAACTTCTCGGCATTGTCTCGCTCCTCTCTTAGGTTCTGGTCAGGTGAATCATTGAACCGGCGCGGTCAAATGCGGCCAGCTCGTTTGCCGTATAAGCACGTCCCATGTTGTCCTCCGCAATATCGCGGTTGACCTCTCCGATTGTGCCCATCCCAACGGGCACAACCGAAGTGTCGGCGGCAAGCAGGGCGTTGGTCGGCGTGTAGGCGACGATTCTCTGTGGTTCGGGGTTGACGGCGTAGATGAACTCATTAGCCGTGCCGTCTGCGAGTGTGCCATCTTTTTTGAACGGCACACCTGGCTTCAGGAACCCATCCACGTCAACCTCGTCCGTGGTCAGTTCCGAAACGTCCACTTCGACTTGTTGAAGGCCGAGCACTTTACCTATGAACGGATGCCCGTAACCGGTCGTGCCCGCCGTCTTAGTTACCATCAAAGTCATAGCAATTCTCCGTTGTTACGCTGTTTTCGCCAGACCGAACCGTTCACGGATAGAGGGGGCGTTTTTCACGCTCGCCTCCTGTGCGGCCTTTGCGTCATCACGTATCTTCTGTAATTTGTCCGCTGCCGGAGCGTTGCCACCGGCAGCCTGTTCCACATATTTAGTGCCACCTTGAGCAACGTCCCGTTTGATTATTGAGGCGAGGGCTGGCCGCCTCTCCTGTGCGTATTCATCGAGGAGCTTAAACTGTCCGCCGACCTTGACGAAAACCTTTTTGACGATCTTACCGTCTTTCGTCTCCGCTTCGACTTTCCACTCTTCGATACCTTCACCTTCCAGGGCGTCGAAGTCGCGCAGGGTGTCGAAGGAATAGCCAGCATCCGCAACTTCGCGCAGGCTCTTTTCTTTCTTGAGTTGTGCGACCTCTTTGGTCAACTCAGCCCCGCCGTCCTGCAACTTCTTGACATCTTCCGGCTTGATGTTGAGCGCCTTAAACGCCTCAAACTGTGTAGCCTCATCCTTGGTGATGACCACAGAGCCCTCAGCAGGGAGCTTGTCTTTCATCTGGTGGTTCTTTTCACGAAGGTCGTAGTTTTCGGAGAAGAGGAGAGCGGCGACAGCCATTGCGTCACCGTCCTTCTTGGCGAGAAGTTTCTGCAAGCCCTCTATCTTGTCTGCCCCGCCTTGCGGGTTATCACCTTCAGCCATCTCAACCTTTCAGCGATCCTTGACCGCATAAAATGAGAAAAGCCTCGCTTCTGTAAAAATACAGAAGCGAGGCGCATCAATCTCTCGCGTGTGCTCAGCCGTATTGCTGAGCCATGCTAAATTCGCGCATCTAGCGCGGTACGGCAACATTATTACACGTTTTGTTCTCGCGTGCAATGTTTTTTACGGGCGAGTACCAAGTATAAGATTCCCCACAAGCAACGCAGTTTATCGTCACAGTACGATTGAGAACGGCAGCGCCCAGTGTCAAGGCATGTTGCCCCGCAATGCCAAGCACGATACCGCACTTGCAGTAGATGATCGCTGCGTTATGTGCTTGCTCGCTCAATTATACTCCTCTGATATTTCCACCCTGTTGACGCCGCTCGATAAAGGCGTTAATTCAACAGCAACTTTTGCGTTTAAATCGAAACTAATATCAATCCACGAAAGCTCGTCCACATTTTTGACGCCCTGCGCTTCTACCTGTTCTTTGAATTCTTTCCACGTCATGATGTGCTCATGTGTTATTTTGAGCGGTTGCCATTTATTTCTTCTTTTGGCTCTTCAGATACCTTACCTGACGCTCAAACGCTTTCCGCTCTCGAGGTGTCCAGATGTGGCCTCTGTTAGCCAACTTCAGACCGTAGGCGTCCAACGCGGCCAAGGTTTTACGTGTCCTGATTGTTCCCTCAATCTCTTTGCTTCCCACGTTATTTACTCAACTTTTCTGGAATGGATTTAATGGTAAATGGTGGCCTGATATTGCAATCAAACTCTGCCGATGCCTCAAGCGCGGCTTTAATCGTCTCTTCAGGGTTAGCGTTTTTAAGCGCGTACATCGCCCCCAGAGCCACTTGTTCGGCGCAGCCTACAGCATGGTAAGGAAGTGACGGCATAAACACTCCGTAGGCGCTGTCTATCTCAAACAGACGCCCACGGTAGCCGACCAGACAGCGCCCATTCATTATCTTCCCGTTGCCATTTGATTCAACTTCTCCACCATGATCCTGCATGGCCTTCCTGAGTGCTTTAACGAACTTGCCGACCATATAGCTTTCAACACTAACCCCTGATTCATGTCTGGGCGGGTTGAATACGTGCTCGATTATCTGGCACACGCGGACTGTTCCGGTGGAGCCAATCAGAAAAGCGCCCCGTTGGAACACCTTTGGATTAACGCCTACACGTACAGAATCATCTTGGGTAGCCACGCCGTCTCCGCCCATGAAGATTCGACCGCTCTTTGAGATTGCACTAGCAATAACCGTCATGCTGCCCTCAATTCATTTCGTAATTCAGCCGCCTCATCAGGGGCGTATCTAGCTTCTCTCACACATCTGCAAAACCCACCGCCCTCGCACACAGAACCCGGATATTCGCCTTCTCCCGGCAAATAAGGACTAGCAGCCTCTGCATCAAGGCATGGCTGGCACGTCCTGTTATCATCAAGAGCGATGTAGTCATACACCGTCCCATCTTCAGCGTCCGATTCAACCCCTCTAAAGAATTCCGCTCTAGCTTCGCCGTTATACTGCTCACCCCTTGCGCCGATTTGTAGCTCAGAAAATGGATTGCCCTGTAGATTTCGACTGGCTATCTCATCGGCAAATCTTGATAGAAATGCTTGTTGTGTTCTCACTACTGAATCAAGCGTAGCTATCTCTTCAATGGTTAAAGGTCGCAACCTTCCCATCAAAGCCTGTTGAATAATGTGCTCCTGTAAGGTCTCACTCATGCTGATTTGCCACGCGGGTATACTGCTCGACTCTGCTAATTCCTTCGCGTAACGCCTGACACTTGCAGCGAATCTATCTTGCAAACGTGTGGCCGTTTGCTCCTGTTGCTTCGGAGTCATACGTGGAAATCTGATTGAATCTTTCACGCGGGAGAGTATTCCGAGAGTGACCAGCACTATTGCCGCCGCGTTTACGTCCTCCTCCGTGGTCTCCCTGATGGTCTCTGACAGAGGTAAGGGAAGCATTGACGTATCAAGCGTGCCTTTGTCGAATTGGCGCAGGAACTCCACGGCTTCATCTTCCGTCAGAAATTCATCTGCGACGGCGCGCGTTAGGTAGTCAAGAAATTGTTCTCGACTCATAAATTTACCTGAAAATTGCGTAGCCAATACCAGCAAGACAGACCACGCAGGAAAGGATAAACAGAGCAAGGACAATCCTCTGGCGATATGTCAGCCAATTAAACCAAAGCCCGACGCAAGATATAGCGATTGAGGCTATAGCAATCCACAGTGTTATTTTTTTCGCTCATTGTGCCGCTCCCTGTGTCTGGTCTACCGCACTTTCGGACATTTATAAGGCTGCTTTCTCCTACCTACGATAAGCCCAGTCTTTCTATCAACGCGCACCCACAACTTAGAAATCGGATGTTGAAGCTGAACAAATCTATCAACCATCATTGCACCGCATCTGTAGTCTGTGTTGCCGCCTAGTCTAATCTCGCCGCTATGCCCCCGTCCGTAGAGCGCTGGTCAATAGCAAGGTTGGTCTTTGCTCTTTCTAATTGAACGGTCTTGATGGGATTCAGCTTCTCTTCATCTGCCAGAATCAAAGTATCCTCTATTTCGGTATCCTCGACACCAACGATCCTCTGCAAACGGGCGCGAGAGATAATCTTCTTTTCCACCAATTCAATGCCGATTCTGATTTCATCGGGAAGTACAGGCCCCGTGTCTATCCTGCAATCCGCGTTGACCCTTAAATCATCGTACAGCCCCGGCCTGCCGATGAATTGAGCGGCCATTGAAGCGACGGTTTCAAGTATCCATCGAACAAGTGAATCAACCTCCCCCTTAGTATTGAAGAGGCTCACGCCGAACTCTGCTTTAGCCTGAATGCGGGACTCACCTGACGCAGTAGCATCCCCGGCCATTAACTTGTGGGCCTGCCCGGTCTCTTCCATGATGTCCTGATAATCCGCCCGTTCGGATTCAATAAAGACATTTACGGGTGAGGGTTCGGATTCGTGTATCTCAAAAGGGGCTCGCTGCGGGTTTCCCTGTGCGTCCGTATAAGACATGCTTGCCCAGGTATTAGTATTTGAAGCCCCGCGATAGATGGGGTCTGGCACAAATTTCTTCCCGCCCTCTCGCTTGGGGTCATCTTCCAGCACGCCCGGCACGTCTATATTCACATATTCCTTTTCACGAAATCCCGCCATGTTCAGGTTATGGCCACGCAGGGTTTTGGCCTTATTCAGGCTCTTATTACTCTGCCTGACCTGTGGTGAAATAAGCGGCTCACTCTGCATCTCAAACATCATCAGATGGCCGTTCAAAGATAGTGCGGTTTCATCCGACCTAGGTACTTCTATTTGTGTGTCGCTTGAGAATACGGATTGAACCTGAGTAGACGACGGGGTGTAAGGCACGGTGGCCTGATTCTTGTCTTTGGTTAGGATGCGGACGATGGTTTGACCGTTAGGGTCAATAAAGGTCAGTTCTACACGTTGCTGCCCGTCCTCTTCTGAAACGAATATCCCGACGTGCTTCATGCTCACCTGATCCCGTACCACCGTGCATTGATTGTAAGGATGATGGAGTAAGAAGATTCGGCGCAAAGCTGATTCTAAGTCTGGCGCATCATTCAGTCCCTTCTCACCCGTCGCTGGGTCAGTTCCCAATTCAGTAGGTGGCACGTAAATTCTGATAGCGCTGCGCCCGGTGTTCAAAAGGTCTGCCGTCGCGTCACGAATAACTTTTAAGATGAGGTTATCATTCCACCAGACGGTGAGCGCAGATTGAATCTCTCGAATTCTAGCGGCCTCTTCTGCGTTAGGCTTCTCATCTTCTGTGAGCTCGGTAGTACCAACAACTTCCCCTTTTTTAGCCAGAGGGCGACGGACATTAAAAGACCATTCAACCTCACGCCCGACAACGCCATTAAGATGCCCCTTAGTTGCCGTCTTAATTCCGTTCTTACTGGCAAACTCTCGCTTGATGTTGTTCAGAGCTGCGGGGTTGTGGGCATCAATGGGGCGGGGGCCTGTCCAGAACTCACCGCTTGGGCCGAAGTGCTGCCCGCGATAAAACAGCAGGTTCTTCCATGCCCCGCCCTTGTCGGACTCTTCTGCGCGTTCCTGCACCAGACGCACACCTTCTGATGGGTCAGTGAGCAATTTATTGAAGTCAATTTTTACGGGCGCGTCCGGCTGTGCCGGTAAATTCTTTAGGTAGTCCATTATCTTGATCCTACTCCGCTGAATGAGCGAACAACACGGTCAACTTTCGGCAAAACGCTTTCCTTATAGCAAGCCATACTCGCACACACCGCTAGGTCGATCTTCTTTTCCTCTTCTCGCTTTACGATCCTGATATTCCCGTCCCCGTCTGTTTTCCTGTCCGCATTATCAATATGCTCACGAAGCAACTTATTTCCATCGTGACTGATGCGACGGCTGAAAATCAGGTCAAGGAGTTGCCTGTCAGCCGCCAGCCTTTCCTTACCCTGCTGAACTTCTACTGTCGGCACTCCCGGAAAGTCTGATTTGTCCAACATCTTTGATTTGACTCTAAGCCTCGTCATCATGTGATGGAGTTCTTTCGGGTCATAGGCGATTAACAGAACATTGATAGACTTACAGAGTTGCTTAATTTCATCTTCTATTTTATCGAAGTTAAGCTGCCGCTTTTTTGCCGCGTTAATAATTATGTATTCATCCGAAGCCGTCAGGGGATTCCACGCCCTGATTATTCTTGGGACTAAAACGTCGGGCTTTGAGGAGTGGCGACTAATACCAATAAGTCCGAAAGTATCCCCTGACACCGCACCATCACACGCCAGGATGGTAGGGGTGCGAGCGTCGAAGTGGGGCAGGCTCTTATCTTCCAGGGCATCCCAGAGCACCATGAAGGGCAGGAATCTATCTACTTCATCAATATCTTCCCACTCAGCGTCAACCAGTACGCGAGCCTCAGCCTCTGTCAGTACAGTACGGCGCTGCGCTTCGTAGTCTTGCGAGAGGTTCTCCGCGTTGTCACTCAACCTCAGTGTGACCGTCAATGAGTCTCGTTTGAACAACTCCAAGGAATCGCCTTCAGTAAGGGGGCCGAAGTATTCAAATAACCAGTGCTTTCGAGGGGTAGTAGTTAAATATAACTGCGGCGGCTCGCCTTCTGGGCCTGTGAGCCGAATACGGCCTGCCAAGACTTTCAAAGCATCGGCTGATTTGTGGCGGCGGGCTTCATCAAAATAAGCGAAATGCACGTTGGGGCCTTCCCATGCGCCCGGTTCTTCTATCCCTCCGCAGAGCAATTCTGCTCCGTTAGCGAAGGTCAGGGTAAAAGGTTTCGACGGCTCCCATCCGACCCTTGCTCGATATTGCTGTTCTGGAATGACCTGCTCCCAAGGACACCACCGCCGGAACTCTTTCCACAGAGATTTCTTGAAGTGCTCGAAATCAGGGGAAACCATGATGCCGGACATTCCACGTCTAAGGCGCTCTAACGTCTTAATGACCCCGGCGACGGATTTACCAGCGCCTTCACCGCCTTTAGCCAGCATGTGCCTTGGGGTATCAGAGTAAACGAATCTTCTTTCATCTTCGTGGTGGGGTTTATAGGCTTTCCTTGTTGAAGCATTAACATAGACCCCTAACCATGCGCCATGAGTGGGCTCAGGCTTGATGTCAATGTCCTCAACCTGACGACGCTTTCTTTCCGCTCTAATGCTATTAAGGATCAGTGCGGCGTCATCTACCGATAAGTTTTGCAAGGATGGATTCAACGACTTCTAAGTCCTCATCCGACAATTCCGAAAAGTCGAATTTAAGCCCCTGTGCCAATTTGCCGTACATCGTATCCTGAATCTCTTTGATAGCAGCGACATCGCCTCCGGCGGCTTTTTGAATCAGCGCAAGGACAATCTCATCCTCAACCGTCCCTTTGACTATTTCCCCTTTGGGATTTTCCTCCGCTTTAATCTCCCGCTTGACGGACAGCCATTTTTTCAAGACGGTAGAACGGTTCTTAGAGCCCTTCTTCCGGCCTCTATTCTTAGGCTGGTTTTCGCTCGTAAAAGGTACGGCATCTTCGTGTATGTTTGATCTTCCCATAAACGATAAATAAACGTTATTTCAGCCCCCTGCTCACGCCTCTCTTATCCTCACCATCGACCAGTCCATGTGTCTCAGTATTTGATGAACCAAAACCACGGTATCAAGAATGAAGTACCATCTTGAGCGATATGATTTAGAACACCACATGTATTTAAGGATTATCACAATACGATTACCCCGTCTTGTTGCATCCCTTTTGTTCGCCGTTACGTTGACGCCTTCACTAATCATCAATCGACGTTGTAACAAGTATGGTTCGCCAGCCACCATCTCGAATATCCACAATCGCTGTGCTGCCAGACTCATTGTGATTAGCAACCCATACGGGCGTTGACCTATCCATGTGATAATCGCCACCTTTGTAACCAGTGAAAGTTTTACCATCGGCCTCTTCACATAGTTTCAACAGTTGAGCGACGGTTATATT